TTCAACATCCGTCCCAAATTGTTTTGAAAAGTACTCCTTGTATAGTAAGATTTGAGCAAGTTTACTATCGTCTTTCTTTTCTCTATCGCCCCATCCTCGTGTTGATGTTTTGATGTCATATATATAAATTTTATCTAATTCTTCATCATATAATACAAAGTCAATGAAACCTTTTAAATAAACGTTGTTAGCTACATTTAGTAATAGAGGTATCTCTATACCAAGTAAGCGCATTTTGCGTATGGTAAATAGTTTATTACGGTTTTTCTTTATGAAATTTAGTATCGCTACTGCATCCTCGAAGAACTCACCCATTTCCTCAGCATTAGTAAAGTGTGCACCTGCTGCCTTATATTCTTTAGCATATACTTCTGAAAATTTAGTTTGGAATAGAGTTATTAGATCCATTCTATCAGCGGCAGCTCCACTCTCATTATACATTACTGTAATGTAATCTTGTATTGTTTCATGAAATGCTGTTCCGAATACAGTGTGTATGCTAGCCTGGTATGGTTGTTTATTCTCTACATAAGTAAGATACCACTTATGAGGACATGATGCCCACATAGAAAACTGAGAATAAGACACGCTTCTTTGGAATGCATGGTTAATCTCAGGCTTCTGGTAGTTCTTTATTCTGAGCTCTATCTCAGATAACTTTTTCTTGGAGCTCATTAAGTTGTATTACTTGTTTAATTTTTTCTAAATATAGAATAGCGTCCATATGCTCTTGTTTAGCATGTTCAATCCACTCTAGTAATGTTAAATCTGTACGATCAAGATCAACACCGTATTTTGCTTTGCCTTTTTTAGAACGTTCAGTAAATTGATCTATAATAGATGTAACTACTGAGTCTAATTTAAATGGTTGTGGAGTATCATTTTGTTGTTTTTCCATTTCAACTAGATATTCTCTATATGATTTTGAATCTGAAATATATCCCATTATCCTGTAATTTGTTGTGTTATGTTTTCTAATTCGTTTTTAGGTAGCATATCAATATATTGCTTAGCTTCCTTTTTACTAACCTCATAATAGGCAGCAACGGCTTCTACTTGATCTACTTTATACTCTTTCTTGTTTTTAGCCTTAATATATTTTAGATACTTGTATTGTTTAGGTATAAGATCCTTATACAGGTTGTATAGGTACTCACCTTTCATTTGCCAAGTATTCTTCTGCACTACATTAACTACCTCACAGTAATCAGGGTCCATACTGAGATAACGATTAATCATCCAGTTGTTCCAACCTTCATCACCTAAGTATGGTCCCTTATTGGTTGTGATATTCTTAATATGGTCGAATATATTCATTAGTAGTTTCTTGAATCGTTTTTGTTATAGTTAGAATTTTGTCCTAACATATTAAGATGTTTTACTTCGGCTTCCAACTTCTTTATTTGGTTAGAATATCTTTCTAATTCTTTTTGCAATACTACTACTTGTTGGTCGGCTTGTTGTAAGTTAAAGGATATCCCTACTATTTGTGCTTTAAGACCTGCATTTTCTTGTTTTAGTTGTTCTAATTCCATTTTGCGTCTATTAAATAGTTTCAGTAGGTTCATTGTTTCTTAATTGTGGTGGTAGTAAATCTTCATTTACGTGTCCACATTTTGTACATGCGAACGCTGGAATAGGAATAAGAGCATCTTGTGCTGTTCCTGTTACGAATCGAGATGCTTTACGAAGTAATACTACTTCTTGGAATGTCTCACCTCCACATTCATCACATACTACTGGTGTTGTTTTATCTAATGTAATGTTTAGATTCATTTGTTGTTGATCCATTATAATACTTGTTTTTTATTTGTGTCTAATACTTTTTTTTGCTTTCTATCCATTTATATACCTTTTCTGCGACTTCTTCCTGTATTTGGGGAGCTTCTTGCTTTGCTACCCATATTGCAAATTGTGCATTGGTCATTTGTATTGTCCTATTTTCTTTATCAAGTAATTCATTTAGTTTTTCTATAATAATTGGATGGTAATAGTTAAACTCTGATGTATCATTATTATTAATTTCATTAATAAAGTCTATTACTTCTTGTATTGGTGTTTTCATTGTTCTATTTTATTAATACGGTTTAATTCAGGTTCTATGTAGTACCTTACTCCTTTATTAATCCATATATGTAAATTATAACCTTCTTGGGAATATCCTACGAATACACTACTTGGATCATTTAGTATTTCTCGAATCCTTACTTCGTCTTCTGATATTTTTTCTACTTCAATCTCTTTGATAGTTATCATATATTTTTAAATTTCCAAGTAAATCCAAATGCTGTTTTTTGTTTATTATTACAGCAAGCACTTATATCTCCCACTCTAACACCTGTTTGTCTTGCAGCTTCGTTTATTGAAATATACTCATTTATCTTTGCCCCTTCTAAATTATATTGCTCTACTGGTTTCTTTGTTGGGTGAGAATCACTTATGTTCTGTCTCCATTCTGCTGTTTTTACTCTACCTTTAGCAGATTGGCTTTTCTTTTGTTTCGTTTCTTCAGAATCCTTTTTCCCAATGTGAGATTTACTCATTTTTTGTTTTGTTTTTTCAGACATAATTCCTGTTCCTCCAGGTTCACCTCCAGCTTTTAATACTAACCCATTAGGATGCAAAGCATTATAATATTCAGTCCAGTGTAATTCACGTTCATCCAACATATCTTTCTCACATTCTTCTATTAGTTCAAATGTATGATTTTCTTTACCATATTTAGTAATCGAATTGTATACTAATATACATTTAGATGAATGTCTGTTTTTATGAGCCGTTAATCTTCTATTTACATTAATGCTTTGACCAATATATATTTTACCGTTTGGGTTTGTTATTTTATATATTCCTATCATACCAATAAATATATGAAGAATATATTCCCCGTCAGGGACTATAATACTTGTTTCTTAGTAGTCTCAAGTATCTTAGCGATGCAAGCCATGGCATTTATTTCTTTATCTGGCACTACACCTGCTCTCCAAATGAAATCATCTAGTATAACTGATAGTTCAGCGTCGTGTCCGTAGCTAAATTCAGTTAAATGATCAAACATATATCTAAATGCTGTTTGAAAATCATCTACTTGCGCGTCAGCTACTAGTTGCCTAACTTGATACCATGCGTTTTTATCGCGTTTATTTAGTATTTGAATTAGTTGTTTACACCAATTATCATCTAATGTAGTGATAGTTAATTTACTATCTTTAACATTTGATTGTAATACTTTAATAATAGAGCGAACATCAGGATATAGTTCATTAATTACCTTAGCTACGTCTTGAATTTCATAAGTAACACCCTCAACATCTAAAATATTAGTGCAAATGTGTTTTGCAACAGCAGATTTAGTTGGTGGCTTTAGGATATGAATTTCACAACGTGATTGTAGTGGTTCAATTAGGCGCTCAATGTAGTTACAAGTAAGTACAAATCGAGTTACCATTGAATACTCTTCAATCAAATTACGAAGTGCAGCTTGAGCTGGTTGGGTTAAGAAATCAGCCTCATCTAATATTACTACCTTAAGTGGTAGGAATGATGATGTAGAAGCAAATCCTTTTACTTTATCTCTGATAATGTCAATTCCATTTTCGTCACTGGCGTTAATGTAAAGATAATCACACTGGATGTTCTTGACAATTAACTTCGCGAGGGTAGTCTTACCTGTGCCTGCGCTACCAGCGAAGATGAAATGGGGTATATCGTTTTTAGCAATACAATCGGCGATGCGGGCTTTAACCGCATCATTGCCGATGTATTGTTCTAAATTTTCTGATCTATATTTCTCAATCCAAAGAGTGTGTTGCTTCATAACTTATATTTTGTTCAAATTACATTCCTAATCCTGCCATATCAAACTCATCTTTTTTCTTTTCGTTTGGTTTGTCGTGGATTACACATTCAGTCATTAGTAATGTAACAGCGGCAGCAGCGGCGTTTTCAAGTGCGCAACGTACTACTTTAGTTGGGTCGATGATACCTGCTTCAAATGCATCTACTAGTTTTTCACCAGCAATATCGGGAACCATATTTTTGGTGTTTCTTAGAATGTTGTACCATTCATTAGAATCTTCACCTGCATTGTTAAGGATCTGGTAGAATGGTTTAGAACATGCTCTAAATACGATTCCACCACCGTTTCCAAAATCACTACCACCACGCTTACTAATAGCGTTTCTAGCATTTAATAATGCTACACCAGCGCCTGGTAAGATACCTTCTTCAAGTGCAGCTTTAGTTGCTTGTAAAGCATCATCAATACGGTCTTTCTTTTCTTTCATCTCAATTTCAGTACCACCACCTACATTGATAATAGCTACACCACCAATCATTTTAGCTAAACGATCTTGTAAACGTTCAATTTCGTATGGTGAGTTAGATTGATCAATTTGTGATTTTAATTCTGAAATACGAGCATCAATAGCTTCAGTATTACCTTTACCATCAACGATAGTAGTTGTTTCTTTGCCAACAGTAACTGTTCTAGCATTACCGAACCATTCCATGTTGAAACGATCTAATTTCATACCTTTAGTAGGTGAAATTAAAGTACCACCTGTTACAGCAGCGATATCTTCTAAAACTAATGTTCTACGTTCACCGAAGTCAGGTGCTTTAACAGCTACTACCTTTAAGATACCTCTCATTTTATTTACAATAAGAGTAGATA